CGGGAACTGACTTGGCCGCTGGTAAAGGAGAAGTTTCTATGAGCCAACCCGATAACACCCTGCTCCGCCAGTTCTGCGACTGCGGACAACCAGCCACGCTTAAGCGAAACAACAGCAAGATGTGTCAGAGATGCGCCGATATTGACAGCAAGTCGCCCCCATACGTTGCAGGACGCAAACCCAAGACAACCATCGGGACGTTTTCATACATTGAAATCACCCAACGCTGCCGAGAGTTTTTTGAGCGAAACGGACTGAACCAATTTGGCTATTGAATATGAGCACACCACTTACACCTTGGGAACAAGTAATGGCGGCGATGCGCGAGGATGAGGACATGCGCGCTGGCAAAGCGGCTGCGCTGGAAAAGCAGAACGCCGAAGGCTACCGCTACATGGGCGAAATGAATCCGCTCAAGCACATGCTGCCGGACGTGGTGGCGGCGGAACAGCGTGCGGCCTGCAAAGTAAGACAGGAGGGAAACAGGTGAGCGCAAGCCTGCCATCCGAAGAACTGCCGCGCCGCGTCGCCCGCGAGGTTGCGGACGAGTTGCGCGGACGGCGCGAGATGGACGCCGCCGATATGCGGGCCGAGATGGAGGACTTTCCGCTGCCGCTCGTTGGCCTCGTGAACATTCCGATCAGCGACCTCGACAACTATCCGCCAGGAGAACTGGCATCCGCATCCGGGAGGACCGATGGACAACAACAAACCGACAAACCGACAAACCAATGAAGCTGAAACTGAACAACTGCCGCCTGTCATACCCGGCGCTTTTTGAACCCAAATCCGGACCCGAAGGCGGCGATCCGAAATACAGCGCGGCCTTTATCATGGACCGCGACAACAACGCGCCGGAGATTACGGCGATTCGCGACGGAATCTTGGCCGTGGCAAAGGAAATGTGGGGCGAACCCAACGTCAAATGGCATGACGGAAAGCTGATGCTCAAGAAGTCCGATGGGAAGGCGATGATCGTCAAGACGTGCCTTCGTGACGGCGCGGAAAAGCCGGACTCACCGGAACTTGAAAACGCGATGTTTTTCAACGCTAGCAGCAAGAATCCGGTGCCAGTGGTTGACCGCGACCCTCGCGTGCATTTGAACGCCGCCAGCGGGCGTCCGTATGGCGGATGCTACGTCAACGCCAGCGTGCGCCTTTGGGTGCAAGACAACGCATTTGGCAAGCGCGTCAACTGTGCGCTCGCCGCTGTCCAGTTCGCGGGCGAAGGCAAAGCGTTTGGCGATGCGCCGGTTGATCCCGAGAACGAGTTTTCCAATCTGGAAGCTGACGGCGGAACGCAGACCGCAACGGCAGAGCCGGAAGCAAAGGACGACATCCCGTTCTAGGCTAACCCCCTGTTCACACGCCCGACGCCGGGCGGGAGAATCCCGGCACTACTTTCCAATGCCCGAGCAAGCCGACCGATGGGACGCGTGGTGGGATACCGATGAGGGTAGCGCCGAAGAGGCTAGGGCTTTTGACAAACTTATGAAACACGACATCGAGCATGAGCTTTACACGGCGCTGGCCTATGTGCGTCCGCTAGTGTGGGCAATCGCGCAGGATAAGAGTGAGCCGCCGTGGCGCAAAGAGAAGGCCGAGGAAGCAATCGTCAAGATGGACTCCGCGATGATCCTTTGTGAGCCTAAAGAACCAATTTCCAATGTCCTCTGAAATTCAAACCCTGCACCGACCGTTCCTTGCGTGGCTGGAAAAGCTGCGCGGGCAAGTCGCGTGGACTTATCACCGCCCCGACCGCGCAACAGGCGCGACGCTTGGCGACGCGGATTTCGTGCTCTATTGCCAGCCGGGGCGGTGCCTTCACATCGAAATGAAGGCGAAAGACACTCGCGTCTCCGCCTCGCAAAAGAAGCGGCACGCCGAGCTTCTGCAATGCGGCATCTTGGTCCACATCTGCCGCGACCTCGACACAGCCATTCGGCTAGTGCTGGCATGGCGCGGGATGTCTGCCGACGCAAAGCCAAGCCGGAGCGAAGTGGCAACGCACAACCTCCGCGTGCGCGGCAACAGTGTTTTTGAATACCGGGACGGCGCACTTCACCACGTCCGCGTTGCGACCAATGACGACAAGCTGAGACTGACACACTTATGAGCGAAGAACTGCAAACCCTACTCGAAGCCTCGCGCCGCATGGTCGAGACTCGCGACCTGATTATTGCCGACCTGGAGCGCGAAAACCGCGAACTGCGCGAGGCGTTACACGGCAGACCCGACCCGGAGTGGGACGGCTCGCGGACTTTGGAGGTGGCAACGTGAACCTTTTCGACATACCAGAAACGCCGCTGCCGCCGCTGGAAGCCGCGCGCAAACGGCTTGCAAAAGCCATTGAAGCGGAACGCGAGGCGGAGGAAGCGGACAGAAACCGCAACAACGGGCCGGAGCCGTGTCCGGCGCTGGAGTATGCTCGGCATCAACGGATCGTCACCGAGCAGGTTGTTGCGGCGTTGGAGCGCGAAACGATCAAAGGAGCCAATTTGTGAACACACCCGAAGAACACGCCGCCGCCGTAATGCGCGCACCCGGACAGATCACCGTCGCTTCAATCGCCGGAGCGATTCGAGCCTACGCTGATGAAATCAAGGGCAGTCAGATTGACGAGGCTGACAAGCTCGCCGCCGTCACTGCCGAGCGCGACGCCGAGCGCGAGGCGCGGCGCGCCCTAGCGACGGCGCTGCAAAACCTCCTTGAGTGGGCGGAGTGCGTTGCACCTCGGGCCGGAGTGAGGATGGGCGACAAAAACACCGGAGCCGCTACGGACGCTAAGGCCGCGCTCGAACTCGCCGCCAAGCTGCCATGACCGCTCTTTCATGCAAAGCCTGCCACAAACCATTTATGCCAAACGAACCAATCCATCAGCCAAAAACCGCATCGGGGAATTTCCACAAGGCTTGCGTGCCTGTTGATTATTCCACTTTTATCGAGCGCAAATCGCAACTCGGCAGCAACGCCGGATTCGAGCCGCTTTTTATGCCTGACTTCCTGTTCCCGTTTCAGCGCGCGCTTATTGAATGGGCTGTTCGCAAAGGACGATGCGCGATCTTCGCGGACTGCGGGCTTGGCAAAACGCCGATGCAACTTGTATGGGCGCAAAACGTAGTAGAGCGGACGTGCAAGCCCGTCTTAGTGCTGACTCCGCTTTCCGTTGGGGCACAGACGGCACGCGAGGCGGATAAGTTTGGAATCGAAGCAAAGCAATGCCGCGACGGCCAGGTTGCCGCGCCCATCACGATCACGAACTATCAGCAACTCCACAAATTCGACTGGCAGCAATTCGGAGGCGTGGTCTGCGACGAATCGTCCATCCTGAAAAACTTTGACGGCGCTTTGAAAGGTCAGATCACCGAGTTTATGCGGAAGCTGCCGTATCGGCTGCTTTGCACGGCGACCGCCGCGCCGAATGACTACATCGAGCTTGGGACGAGCAGTGAGGCGCTGGGCGACTTGGGCTTTATGGACATGCTAAATCGTTTCTTCAAGAAGTCGGAAACGACAATGAGCCGAAGTGAGGAATTTCGCAGCGGCCTTTATCGTTTTCGCGGGCACGCGCAACATGACTTTTGGCGGTGGATTTGTTCATGGGCGCGAGCAGTTCGCAAACCTTCCGACCTCGGCTTTCCCGATGATTCCTACGCCTTGCCGCCGCTGCAAACCGTGGAGCACATTATCAAAGCGCGAACGGTCAACCCCGACTTTCTTTTCGACATGCCCGCGGTCGGTTTGCAAGAGCAACGAAGCGAGCGCCGGAGGACTATTGGCGAAAGGTGCGAACTGGCGGCAAGCCTAATCAATGCGACCAACAAGCCCGCCGTCGCGTGGTGTCATCTAAACGAAGAGGGACACATGCTGGAAAAGATGATTCCCGATGCCGTGGAGGTTGAGGGAAACGATTCCGATGAGTTCAAGGAGGAAACTTTTCAAGCCTTCTCCGCTGGTCAGATTCGCGTCTTGGTTTCCAAACCTGTAATCGCCGGATTTGGTTTGAACTGGCAGCACTGCGCGCATCAAACCTTTTTCCCGTCACATTCATTCGAGCAATGGTATCAGGCCATCCGCAGATCGTGGCGCTTTGGTCAGGACAAGCCGGTTCGCGTTGACGTTATCGCCAGCGAAGGCGAGCGCGGAGTCTTGTCGAATATGAACCGCAAAGCGCATCAGGCGGAGCAAATGTTTTCGAGGCTGGTTGAACTAATTAACAACGAGCTTCGGATTGAAAAGAAAAGTGAAGCAACCAAACCAACCCAAATCCCATCATGGCTATAATCAATCAGACAATCGCGCCGAAATACGCGCTTTATAATTCCGACTGCATCGAGGTAATGAAGTCGCTACCGGATGAAAAGATTGACCTTTCGATCTACTCGCCTCCGTTCTGCGGGCTTTACAACTACTCGTCAAGCGAGCGCGACCTTTCCAACTGCAAAAGCTATCAGGAGTTTTTCGTTCATTACCGATACGTCTTGGAGGAACTATATCGCCTCACCAAGCCGGGCCGCGTGACCGCCGTGCATTGCATGGATGTCCCCGGCAAAGGAAACGGCAACACTGCGCGCATGGGCTGTGGCGCGAACGCTGGCGCTGGTCTGATTGACTTTCCGGGCGACATTATCCGGCTACATGAGCAATGCGGATTCCACTTCACGGCCCGCCGCGCCATCTGGAAAGAGCCGCTCGGCGTGCGACTGCGGACGATGGCAAAGGGATTGGCACACGCGCAGATTGTGGAGGATTCAACGCTTTGCGACGTTGCGAGCGCTGATTACCTTCTAACATTCCGCAAGAAAGGCGAGAACGCCGTGCCTGTTTCGCATCCGACCGGGCTTCATTCCTACGCTGGTGAGCGGGTTATTCCGCACGAATTGCAGACCTACAAAGGACACACCGGGAAGCAGACAGAAAACCGATTCTCTCATTGGATTTGGCGGCAATACGCGAGCAGTTTTTGGGATGACATCCGCATTGACCGCGTTCTTCCGTATCAGGAAAGCCGCGAGTCGGATGACGAGCGCCACGTCCACCCGCTGCAACTCGACGTAATCGAGCGCGCGTGCGTTCTGTGGAGCAACCCCGGCGAGGTGGTGTTCACGCCTTTTATGGGCGTCGGAAGCGAGGTTTATGGCGCGGTCTTGAACGGGCGCAAGGGCGTCGGCGTGGAGTTGAAAACCGCCTACTACAACCAAGCCGTGCGAAATCTTGCCGCCGTGGAAAACCACGTTGAACAGGAATTGATTCCGGTATGACCGACGACCTCTTTAGCTTTCGCTACCCGTCCGCGCCGGGACACCGCAACACGGACACCAGCCGCGAGGCCGCTGCGGACATAGCCAGCCGCGTCACAGGATTGCGCCTGGCGGTCCTCGGCGCGCTGGCGAAGGACAGGACAGCGGACGAGTGCGCTGCGGTGATTGGCGAGTCTGTGCTGGCGATCAGGCCACGCCTGACCGAGCTAAAGCGGCTCGGGCGCATCACCGACACGGGCGAGCGCCGGCCAAACGCGAGCGGGAAACGGGCGATTGTGTGGAGGTTGCGGTGAGCTACGACGTTTCCGCATGGCACGAAAACGGCATCTATGCCGGGTTTCACGGCAGGCTCGCCAAGGAGATGCTTCGTAATGTAGCGGAGCAGGCTAGGCCAATTCGCCGCAAAACTCAGCGGGTGGATCAGGCTATTGGATTCAATGTGCGGACAGACGACGACTTTTTGGAACGAGTTGCGCGCCGGATATTGACCGATGAGGAATTTGAGCGGATCAAGGCGTGGAACGCGGAGAAACCATCTGACGCGATGCGGGCGAAGATGGCCCGGAACGCCAGAGGACCAGTAAAACTTTCGTGGCAGGAATACATGCAAAACCCGCTTCATCGCTGGATGTCGAGGAAACCGAAGGAGCAGCCGTGAAAAACCGCTTGCAATCGGCGCGGGGGCAAAGCGCCGTTAAACTCTGTGTAAAACAACGCTTTACAGTTAACTTAACGTAGTTTATGATTCCTTCCATGTATGCCAAACTGTTTTCCCGAATTGCTCAAAGCTCTCTGATGGAAGAGGACGTTGAGGTTCGCTACTGCTTTATGATGCTGCTCGCCATTGCCGACTCGACCGGCGACGTGATCGGCACCGACATCGCGCTTGCCCGCACTGTCAACCTTCCGCTCGATACGTTTCGCCGTTGCATCGCAGAATTGATGGAACCAGACCCCGACTCAAACTCGCAGGTTGTTGAGGGTCGGAGGATTGTTTTGAGCGAAAACGGGCGCGGCTATCGCGTGGTTAATTACGTCACCTATCGGCAGATTAAGACCAATGACGAGAAGCGCGCATACATGCGGGAGTATATGCAGCGGCGTCGTAAAGGGCTGAAAGCTAACGATGTAACCCCATGTAAAACTCTGTTAAGCGATGTAACACATTCAGAAGCAGAGGGAGAATCAGAAGGAGAAGCAGATACAACCCTCCCACCTTCCCCGCCGCAAACGGCGAAGAGGACAAGGAAAGTGGTGCCTCGCTTGGAATGTCCGGCCTTTCGAGAATTTTGGACAGCCTACCCAAACAAAAAGGCAATCGCAAATGCCGAAGCCGCTTGGGTAAAGCACGATTGCGCCGGAATGGTTCCGCAAATTTTAGCGACCATTCGCAAACTCAAAACCTCCCCGCAGTGGGTTAAAGACGGGGGATCGTTTATTCCTCACCCTGCGACATGGCTCAACGCTCGCGGATGGGAGGATGAGCTTTTGCCAGTGATTACGCAACCGCGCGTCAAAGCTACCGTATGACACCCGCCTTTCTACGCCACGCCGAGCAATCCCAAGTAGCCGCACTCAGCGCGCTCCGAAACAATCTGACCGAAGCCGGGGCGATGCTTTCGACATCGGGCGTGACCGAGGCTCATTTTTACGATCATCACCGGGAGGTTTTCGCGGCGCTCATGGAAATGTGGCAGCAGGCCAAGCCGTTCAATTTCCGGTCGCTGGCAATCCGGCTCCGCGAAATGGGGTCAACGATTGAGGAAACGGCGCTGCAAACGATCTTCTCCGAATCCTCGCCCATGCACGCGCTGCCTACCACGATTGGCGCTTTGCTGCGCTGTGAGGCGTCCAGGCGGCTTTACAAGCTCGGTCAACGGCTTACCGGCAGCGCCTTCGACCTGACCGCCGACATCGAGGATGAACTGGCGCAAGCCCGCGCTGAGTTGGACGCTGTGACCGTTGAGCCTGACCGCGAGGAAACCAGCTTGGCGCATTTTCTCAAACAAGCCGTTCAGGAATTGGAAGGGCACGCGACCAGCCCCGACGTGATCGAGTTTGGTCTTGGTCTTGATCCGATTGCCGGGCCGTTTATGCGCGGGGATTTGATCGTGATAGCAGCGGAAACCAAGGGCGGAAAATCGGCCATCGCCGGGAACATTGTGGAAAACGTCGCTGCCGCTGGCAATCGGTGCCTTGTGTTCTCCCTCGAAATGACGGGAGTGCAGACCGCCGAGCGGATGCTGGCCAGTCAGGCCCGTGTGGACATCCGATCAATGAAAATGCGCTTTCGGATGCGTCACGAAATGCAGTTCACGTCTCAGGACAGCACTGAGCTTGCGCGCATGGAGTCCAGTGCGGCGCGGATGAAGGATTGGCCGGTGGACATCCTCACCAAAAAGGCCAGCGTCGCTGCGATGTCCGCCGAGATCATCCGCCGCAAGCCCGCGCTCGCCGTGGTGGATTACGCGCAGCTTACAGAGGGAATCCGCAAGGGAAGCGACAACCGGGAGCGCGAGGTTGCGAGCATTTCCGCCACGCTGAAACGCGCTGCCGGGTTTGCGAACTGCGCGGTGATTCTGCTTTCTCAGCTAAACGAGGAAGGGAAGCTCCGCGAAAGCCGCGCACTCGGTCAGGATGCGAATTGCGTGCTTTTCCTTGAGGGAGACGAAAAGGACAAGCGCACGGTGCGCGTTGGCGCTGCGCGGTCAGCCCCGTCCGGCGTGGAGATTGAGCTTGAGTGGCGTCCGCAGTTCACCCGGTTTTCCGCCAATGACTGACGCCGAGCTTGCCGAATCCATGCATACGCTGGCCAATCAATTTGTGGACGCGGTGCGCGCTGTGATACCGGACGGGCCGGTTGCCGACGAATGGGAGGGCGCGTTCCGCTGGGCAATGGAGAAGCCCGACAACGCCGAGGTTCGCGCCTACGCCGACAACGCCCTTGCTGCCGCTTTCCAATGACCACTCAAGCCCTACTCCTGCCACCTGAACCGCATCACCGAGTCTCGCGCGACCGCGCACGCGAACTGTTCGCCAAAATTCGCGCCACGGTTGCGGCCATCACCGCGCCCGATGATGCCGAGCGCATCGCGGCGGCGGCTAGGGAGGCGGCGGCGCGGTTTAGGGAGGGCATGAGGCGGTGACCACCCTCGCCGACATCCTGGCGCTTCTGAACGCCGCCGTGCGCGCTGGCGAGGCTGCGGGCGATGCTATCGCCGACCATGCTGCCGATCCGTTCGCTCGGATACTCCTGCAGCAGACGCGGCTCGCGACGGCGCGGCACCGGGAAAGCCGGGACATGCTGCGGGCTGCAATTCGGGCGACGAAAAAAAGTGGGCCAAGCGAAAGAAAAGCAGTTGACAAGCTGCCGAGATAGTGGGAAGGATAGGGCATGCAAATGAACCAATCATCCACAACGGCCACCGCTCCGACGACTGCGGAAATCAAATCTGAACTTCGCGGCCTTGGTGTTCGCGGACTTGTCGCATACTTCAATATCCTGCGGACGCCTTGCCTTGGCGGGCGCGCATCCGATCCTAAAAGCGCCGCTCACCTGCCGATTGTAATTGAGCTTCTTAACGAATCCAAACTCGACAAAGTTGCATCAACTGCGATGCGCCTGAACCGCCGACTGATTGCCGCCTAGCTCTCGTTTGCATGAGACGCCGGGGGACAGCCAACCCCGGCGAATCTGCGAAACCAATATGACAACGACGACCTCAATCAACCTCGGCAACAACGAATCTCTCAGCCGCTCAATCGTCCGCAACTCGGACGGCAGCTTTATCGCTGTCACATTTTCTGCGAGCCGCACGTTCAAGACCTACAAAGGTGCGGTCAAGTGGCTTGCCGCTCGCTGCAAATAATCCTCTGCCATGACCATCTCCGACATCATCACCCGGCACGACGAGGCCGAGCCATGCCGTGCGCGCGACATTGCCGAGCCGGTCGAGTTCACGCTTTCGGGCCGGTTTCGCATCACGATCAGCCGGTTTGCCGACGCCGCGCCGATCACCGCCGAGCGGCTCGCCAGCATCATCAGCGACACGCTGGCGAGCGAGGGCATCACCGTCGTCCCATGAGTAATTTACGGCAAGCCCAGGTCGTTTGGTGCGACCATTGCAACAATGCCGTTGGCGAGGGTGAATTTGTCCGCGTCACTGGCGGGATTCAATTTCGCGCAGTTTGCCACGGAAAAACAGAGAGTGTTTTTATCCCGGAAAAAGGGATGGACGAGCAAAACCAAATTGTGGCCCGCGTTTTCAAAATTCAATGACCACCGAAAACCAGATCAAAGCCGCAATCGCCCTGCTTCGCGCCCGCGGCTATTCCGTCACGCTGCCGAAAGCGGACGAATGGATAACCGTCATCGACCTGTGGCGCAAGCACGGCGGAATCGGCACCCTCGCTCAGTTCCGCGACCGGCTCCACCACCCGCGGTGCCCCAATTTCCAGCGGCACGTAGGCGCGAGCGGTCGAATGACTACGCTGCGGCCAACCCCGGAACTTCTCGCCTTTTTAAGACAACCCAGCCAACCCGGAAAAAGACTGAAATGAACATGACACC